ATACCTGTTAATTGTTTATCTCCTCCATAACTCATTAAACCATCTACATTTAATGCACCTGTTGCAATATTAGCAGCAGGATCACCCATCATAGAAAAAGAATTATTATATAGAGCTGACCTATAAGGATCTTCGTTATAGTTATCTTGTGTTCTTGTTCTAGTTGGATCAGGATTGTAAACACTAAAATCGCCTCCACCTTCTCTTGTTGCTTGTACAATAGGTGAATCAGTTTTATCTAAATCATCAGAGCTAGTTGATTCTTCAAAATCAATTATGAATGGATTTTTAGATTCATCATAATCATCAAATATACCGCCTACACTAGGTAGTCCTGATCTTTCTAAGTAATCTAAAACATCTCCGTATAAAGGTGTGTAAGGGGTTCTAACTGCCATTATCTTCTTCCGTCTGGTTGAATATCTAGTCTAAATGTACCAAATCTCCAAGATTGATTCAAGTCTTTGTTTTCTATTTTAAGATTAACAAATCTTCCTCTTGCTCTTGTGTCTTTTTTATCAGTAGATGAATCAATTGTAAAGGGGCTAAGAGTACTTTCTGAATCAGATTGTTGAGGATATCTCTTTATATTTAAGGTAATTGTAGCATCTCCTGTCAAAGACTCAAAATCAGGTACGAAACGTCTGACTGCTAAAAATACTTCACCTGCCACTCCACCTTGTTGTTGTAGATCAAAATCAAATGATTTAATAAAAGAAGTAATGGTTGTAGGAGTACCGTTTTCATCTACTTGATTTGTACCTATTTCGTGTTCAAATAATTGTGATTTACCTAATCCAGATTCACCTATTACCTCTGGAAAATTCCCGGTGCCTGAATCTGTAAATTTAGTTCCAAAAGGTTTATTATATATTTCTGCATCTATCCAAGATGTTCTAGGCTCTGTTCCTGTATACCAAACTTTTTCTGCATAATTATATACTACATATCTATCATTATAATCAGAATCAGCGCTTGGATACCACCAAATAACTTCTGTGTATAAATTATTTATACCTGCAAAAACTTGTTGACCTTTTGTTGTATTAATATCGTCGTAAACATAATCTTCTACACTACACGGTAGTGATTTAACTGTACCATCAAATGCAAAGAATCCTTTAGATGACATCCAAAATGCAACTCCATCAATTTCAACAGCTGCGTTTTTACCTACTGCTCCACAATTTGTACCCACTTGTTCAAAACCAAAAGTAAAAGGTGCACCTATAAATCTCATGTTGTAAAGTGCATTGTCTGTCCAAACTAACATAGATTCTTTTGCTTTTAATGCAGTTAGTATTTTTGTACCGTCTTGTAATCTTTGAGAACCTGCTGTGTTTACGGAAGTAGGAGTATAACTATTTATATTTTCTTGATCAGAAAAAACAATTGACATGTTATCTTGTGGATTAGGAGAACCACTAGATGGAATAACACTTCCAAAATGAACTAAGTGTCTTGTTGTTGGTGATACCATTGTAAATCTAGATGCAGGTGGATTAGATGTAGTTTCAAATCCAGATGTTGATTGTGATGCTCTTATAGTTAATGGATCTGTGGCAGTTGAGTTCCATGTAAAAGTTAATCCATTTGCAATAGTTGCAACTAATACTGCTCCATAATTATCAAGACTCCAGAGGCCTGGCTCCAGAACCACTCCTTCTCCAGTTGAATCTTCTCCCCAGTTTCCATTTCCCCAAGTACTTGTTCCCCAACCATAACCAATTGTTTGTACTTGTGGTCCAACAGTTACGTAAGGTGTTACTGTAATACTTCCACCTGGTCCAGCATTTCCAGTTGCTGCTGAACTTTGTGTAATTACAAAGTTATTACTGTCTGTAATAGAAGTTACTTGAAATAATTTATCATCAAAATCAGATGCACTATATCCTGTACCTGAAGGTAAAGTTGTACTAGACATTAATATAATTTGTCCTGCAACTAAACCATGTGAATTTAATGTAATAGTTATATTAGCTGAAGATGAAGTTGTAGTTATGGTTCCGGCTCCTAGGCTTGTTGATAAAGGAGTAATATCATAAAGGGCACCATCAAAATAAACTAGTAAAAATTTATCCGTACCTATTACAATATATTTGTTTCCAGTTAAATCAACAAACGCATGCATCTGTCTTGCGATACCTACCATTGATGTTTTAATTGGAGACTGCCAGCCACCTACCTTTTCAGGTAAGCCATATCTAAATCTAGTATTATCAGAATCTACCCAACGTTGCTCTGCTCCTGCAGAAGTAGTTTGTTTGTCTATCCCTGGTAGTATTTTAAAATCGACAAGAGCCATATTTTAAGCCCCCTATGCTGTATTTGTTTTGTATGCCCAACCTCTTGTAGCATCTACATAAACTAAAGTAATCGCTTGACCATTTGTACTTAAAATTAAATCAGATGTTCCTGTATTGATTGGTTCTCCATTTCTAGCTACAGTTAAATTATTTGTTGCAAAAGTTCCTCTTGCATCAATCACAACTACTTCATCACCTACAACCGGAGATGCTGGTAAAGTTACAGTAAAAGCTCCACCTGTTGTGTTAGCTAAAATTTGATCTCCTGCAATAGCGGTTACGTTTGCAGTGACTGTAGTATAGCCTCTATCCTTAGTATTTCTATAAGCCCAACCTCTTGTTGCATCTACGTAAACTAAATCAACAAATTGACCATTTGTAATTAATACATCGTTAGTAGCAGCACTTTCTATTGGTTGACTATTTCTATCTATAGTTAAATTATTTGTTGCAAAAGTTCCTCTTGCATCTGTAATGCTTACTTCATCTCCTGTAGAAGGAGATGCAGGTAAAGTTATTGTAATAGCTCCTCCTGTTGTGTTAGCTAAAATTTGATCTCCTGAAACTGCAGTGTACGCAGAAGTAACTGTATTAAATCCTTTTGTAATTGGACCAGAAAACATATTAGTTCCATCAGAATATAAAACCATTTTAGCACCTACAGGAACAACCACTCCTGTTGCTTCACCAACAACTTTTACATTTAATGTATAGTGTGAAGAAGATCTTGTAGTTGCATCTTCTATAATAAATACTCTTTCAGCAGAAGCTGGCATAGTAACCGTTCTGTTTGCTGCTAGAGTTCCAGTTAATTTGTAGTATAAATTTTTACCATTAGATGTTGTAAAACTAGCTAAAGCTAAAGCAACATCTGAACTAGCTACATCTAAAGGTAAATATCCTGATGAGGCTTGTTCTAAAATTTGTAAGTTTGTATTAGTAATTGTACCCCATTGACCAGACTTTTCGCCTGTTGTCATTAGTTCTAATTTTAAATCACTTGATGTGCTTGATGCCATATTATACTCCTTATATTATATACTATATTAATTTTCAACAAAATCAACTACGGTTTTGGTGGAATAGCTGTAGGATCAATTTCTACCCAATCACCTGTTGCTTGAGTGTTAATTTCCGTCCAATTACTGGTTGCTCCTGTTGCAATATCTACCCATTGTTGATCAGCATTAGGGTTAAGATTACTCCACGCTCTAATAGATACTTGACTTGTTGCAAGATTAATTCTGTTTCCACTTGGAGATACAACTGCTGAACCCGTAACCGTAACTGTACCAGTTGCAATGTTTGCTCTATTACCACTAACATTAACGTTTGCATTACCGCTTACAGTCGCGTTACCTATGTTTATATTTACTCTATTACCAACAACAGAAACAGTTGCATTTGCTGTAACAGTAACTGTTCCATTTGCAATATTAGCCCGGATGCCGGTTACCGGAACCGTTTGACCAACTTTTACTGATACATTACCAATAGATAAATTAGACTGATTACCAGTTACTCCTACTATTGCACCACCAGAAACAGTAACACTTCCTGTTGCAGTATTGACTTGACTTCCTGTTGCAACAGCCAAAGCTGCAGCTGCTACGGTTACATTACCTGTAGATACATTTATCCGGTTACCTGTAACGTTAACACTTGCTTGACCTGCAATCGTAACATTACCAATTGTAAAATTAACTCTATTTCCTGTTACATTAACAAGAGCATTTGATATTACATTTCCACCAAAGCTTATTGTTGAAAAAGGTGTTGAGCCAAAGAGCATGATCTACGCTCCTGATTTCGGATATTTATTTTTAGTAGCTGTTCGTTTAGCTTGTAATTCTGTAAGTGTATCGCCACCATCTAATAGTGCTTTTTCAATCATTATCCACTTATCTCCATCACAGTTATTGTGCTTATAGTTGAATAATTACTATTGCCATCTCTTGTATTAATAAACATTTGAGTTCCAGATGGTGTTCTAACTTGAATTTTATATGTAGTAGCACTTGTAGTTGATGGAGTATCAAGAAAAGTCATGGCTACACTTTCTCCTCTATCTGCATTTATTGTACCACCAACTGTTGCTGAAGTTCCACCACCACTTCCTAAACCTATTGCTGTGCTTCCTCTAACTATTTGATAAGCAAAATCTCCAGCACCAGTTAAATCATGTGTTCCAATCGAAAAATTAATCAATACTTTTGAACTTGTTGATGATGGAGTTATCGCAACAGATAAACCAGTTACATCAGTAAAACTTGTAGATGTAGTATTAAAAGTATTAGTTTTAGTTGTGGTTTGAATTTGTATAACATTTCCTGCTGCCAAATTAGAATTTGGTATCGTCCCTGTTATTGCATTCGCTCCGCCTAATCTTGTTATTGCCATCTATGCTCCTATCAACGCGTTAATTTCTGCGTCGTCCAATCCTAAATCTTTTAGCTTCTGTTTACCAGAGGCTTTTTTATCTATTGCTGCTTGTTCAGCGTCTTTTAATTCTTGTATCTTAGCATTTACTTCTGCTTCACTTGGCATAGTTGCTGTTTCATTATTTAATTTTATATATTGGTATTGCATACGCTGATCGTTAGGAATTTTAGTTCCATTGTCGTCATGTGTTTTCCAACCATACCATGCTACTTTATCTGTATTAAAAGTGTGTAATGCTTTTTGTAAATAATCTTTATCCATTATTGACTATCTCCTATTCTTAAAAAAGTAAAATGAGTATAATTTTGATTAGTGTTTCCACCTATTATTGAACCACTACCTAATCCAGAAAGCTCAAATTTAACCTTATGAGTAGAAGTATTTGTAACATTTACAAAAGCTGTTCCACAATTTGTTCTTCCTCTAGCACTTGTACCACCACCGAATACAGGAGTTAAATTATCATAAGATGAATCATTTTGTGTTGCTTGTATATAAACTGCCAAGGTATCGTCATTAGGTTGTGAATAAATTGATAAAATAATCATATAAAGTCCTGTAGTTGGAAAACTCCAATAACCAGAACTAACCGACATACCTGTTCCAATTTTAGCAAAAGTTGCATTATCAACTCTTTCTAAATTTGAAGAAATAGGATTTGCATTTGATGATAAATCAGCAGTTAATCTCCATTGGTCAGCTTCAGTAATTCCAGTATTAGGTAAGCTACTAGTAAATGTACCAGAACCGTTTGAGGTAATAATTGCATTGCCTCCTGAATCCTGAAGTTGGTCTACTTTTAAAATGCTACTCATATTATGCTCCTATCCTATATGCGCCGAATCTACTTTGAATTTGAGTACTACTAAAAGCATTTGCAAAACTGGTAGTACCTGAAACAGAATTTATTAGTGCATAAATTTCTAAATAATCTCCTGCTGCTAAATTCAAAACAGTATGAGTTGTTAAAAAAGTGTTCCTGTCTGCTGTTGCATTTGTATCTCCACCAAAAGTTGTTCTTGTAATAGAGGTACCATTTTTATAAATTTGCATATTAGTATCTAAAATTTCTCCAGTAGTTCCATCACCTGCACATTGTCCTTGTGCATAAACAAAATATTTTCCATCTAATCCTGTAGGAACTGTGAAACGATAGTTTGTTGTATTATCATAAGCACTATTAGTATCGAAAACTACTGTATCCCATTGTATTTTTGTTATAGTATCGTCAGTTAATGCTTGAGAAGCAGATAAATGAACTTCAAAAGCTGGAACATTAGATTGCAACGTAACACCTGATCCAATAGTAATGTTACCAGATCCTGCGCTGTTTGTTATTGTTCCTACTTTTAAAGTTCCGTCTGCCATTATGATCCTATCCTGTATGCACCAAAAAGTGTAACTCTGCTACCACCTATAAATCCATCTGGTGTTCCAGTTGGTTGTGTTATTTTACCATAAAGTTCTACATAATCTGAACTACCATTCATATCCACAATACCAAAAACAGAAGGTGTGGCTGCTCTTTCATAATTATTTCTAAAAAGAAAAATATGGTCTATTTCTAAAGAACCATTTTTGTATATCATAACACTTATGTCTCTTAATAAATCATTGTTACTACTTTGTCCTCTTGCTTTTGCATAGACAAAATACTTACCAGCTACAGTTGGAGTAAATCTATAATTAGTAGAATTATCGTAACAATTATCAGTATCTAAAGTTTCACTATTAATTTGAATTTTTACAGTCGTATCATTACTAACACTTTGAGTAGAGAATAATGATGCTTCAAAAGCTGGATACATATGACCTGTAACAGCACCATTTTCAAATGTTACTGTAGATGAATTTGTAGAACCAATAGTTAAATTAGTAGTTCCTGAAATTGTATCAATTGTATTTGTCTCTAGTTTACTCATTATAAAATTACGAATGTACTCCCTGATGGTATAGTCACTGTACCACTAACTGTAACGGGTCCAACGAGTGCTCCGTTGTTTGAACCTGCCATTGATATACTTGTAAACGTTTGACTATTTTTCATAAAAAATGTTGATGCTAAACTTCCTGCTGTTACTGTCGAGTCTGTCGGAGTTCCAATATCAAATACATCACCTAATACTGTTCCAAAAAAAGTATCTGAACTTGCAGGGTTACTTGTAAAAGTAATCTGACTTCCCGATATTGTAAATGCTGATTGCGGCTCTTGGATAACTCCTGATACAGAGATTATACAATTAGCTTCGTTTCCAGGAGACACAGCGGTGCCGTTCACCGTTAAGTTAAACGGTCCTGCGGTTGATCCAGTGAATGACCCTGATATGTCATCCAGTATTTGATACGCTCCTGTTTGAGGAGCTTTTCCAACGTAAGCCAATTGTTAATCTCCT